AATCGCGAAAGCCCGAGCGCATTTCGCCGGCCGATATGCCGAGCCGCCGGCCGACCGCCTCAAGCTCGCGCATACGGTCGATCGAGATGCCGGTTTCGCGGCTTAGGCGCGATAGCACCTCGGTTGTGCCGGCAAATCCCTTGAGCGCGGTAACCGCGGTTGCGATGGTCGCGGCCAGGCCGCCAAAGCCGATTCCGACCGCGCGCAAGGCCGGGACGACGGTTGCGTTAAGCGCGTTGCCGACGTTGGTCGCCGCCTCGCGCAAGCCGTCAAAATGCTTTTTAACTTTGGTGGCGCCGTCGCCGCCGCGGTCGCTAATGCGGTCGAGCTCTTTCTTGAGGTCGTTGAGCGGTTTCGAAAACTTGTCGACGACCTCGACAACGACCTTAATCGCCTCGTCTTGCTCGGCCATCTAAGCCCTTTCGGTTGCGAGCATGTTGCCGCGGTGCGTTTCGACGTCGCCGAATACGCCGCTCGCCTCGGTGCTCGTGCGCGTGCCGCGCGGAAAGCCGTTGAGCGAGACGCGGAGCGAGGCCGCGCCCTCGGTACGCGGCGCCGCGCTCGCCGAGGCTTCCCGCAATCGCTCGCGCGGGACCGGCTTGGGCGGTGCCGTCGGCGCCGGCTCGCTTTGCGGCGTGGCGCCCGCCGTCGGCGGTTGTCCGGTATAGTCCTCGACGCCGGGCAAGCCCTTTTGATACTGGCGCGATCGCTCGTTTTGATGCCGTTGCGCGGGCTTGAGATACTCGCGCAAGAACGCGATCGCGGCGCCGGTGCGGCCCGAGTGCTTGAGCTTTTCCCAAAGCTTCGGATAGCCGGTACGCAATCGGTGAATCAGGAATTGCGTTTGCAAGCGCGGGTCCTGCCAGGACTCGCCGGGATGATTCTCGCGGAGCCAACGCGCGTAATTATTCCACTCGGCGCCGCCCTCTTGATAAAGGCCGTGCGCGTAATGCGCCTCGCCGCCGTATTTTGGTTGGTCAGGATGCCGCAAGGTCGGATCGAATGAGCTTTCCGATCCGATATTCGCCAGGATGCCGGCGATCGCCTCGTCGGATAGCCCCGCCTTGCGGAGCTCGTCGACGACGGCGCCGGCAACGGCGCGGCGGTTTTTCGGAATGTTGGCGCGGCCGCCTGGCGCCGGCTCGCTTTCGTTGCCGCCGGTGCCGCCGCGGCCGCCATAACGGCCGCCGCCGCCGAGCGAGGCGCGGATCAACGACGCGCCGCCGAATGTGCCGTCGCCGCCGCCGGTGTCGAGCGCCATTTTCTTGAGGCCCTCGACGACGCCGGCGCTCGTGCCTTGCTTGATAACGTCCTTGGTTTTTTCGTCGCTTTGTGGCTTGGCGGCCGGATGCTCGGGATCAACCGTGCGGAAACCCATGCCAAACAGTTGTTCCCAAATCGTGAGCGGCCGCCCTGGCGATTTCGGCAAGTGCCAGGTTTCCGATTTGGGTCCGAAAAGTTTGTCGCCCAACGATCCCGGCGCCGCCGTTCCTATGCCGCCAATCGCGTCGTTAATTTTGTCGATCGCGTCAACGGCGCCTTGAAGCCCGGCGACGGCGCTTTCGAGCGTGCCGTCGCGCGCCATTTGTTTCGTCATCGCCTCCCAGGCGTTGCTTACGCCGTCGAGCGAATCAATAAACTTTTTCGAGGCGTCGACCGCGGCCTTGTCGGCGGGTCCGACTTGCTTGCGATATTCGGCAATAAGGCGCTCGCGTTCGGCGCGCGTGGCGTCGGCAAATTCCGGCGGCAAAAAATGTAATTGCAGGAAACGGCGCCGCTCGTCGGGATCGCGGATTTTGTCGAGCTCTTGAAACATAAGCGCCTCGGCCTCGGCGGTCGTCTTGGCCTGGCGCAAGCGGTCGGCGTATTCGTTGAGGCCGACCGCGCGCAAGCCGGTCAACGTCTCGCTTTGAACGTGCGCGCGTATCTTGTGCATTTCGGCGGCGAAATTGCGCCATCCGTCGCGCATTTCCGCGGTCGTGGCGCCGACGCGGCGCCCGACGGCCTCAAGCTCGCGCATATTGTCGATCGTAAGGCCCGTCTCGCGCGATAGCCGGCTCAAGGTGTCGAGGTTGCCGGCAAAGCCCTTGAGCGCGGTCACCGCGGCATAGACCGCGGCCGCGATCGAGGCAAAGCCGAGGCCGAGCGAGCGCAAGGCCGGCATGAGCGTAACGCTCAACGCGCTTCCGACATTGCGCGCCGCCGATCGCAAGGCGTCAAAATGCTTTGTAATCTTGCCGGCGTCGGGACCTTTGTCGCCAACGCCGGCGAGTTGCTTCCGCATGTCCTCAAGCGGCTTGGTAAACTTGTCGACGACCTCGACGACGATCTTGACGACCTCGTCTTGCTCGTTAGGCATTTTTGTCCTTGAGCGCGATCAATTCGCGGATGAGGTCGTGAATTTGCGACATGGGAAGATCGGCGAAAGCGAGCGGGCTACAATGAAAGTTAAGCGCCAGGCCGATGCAATCGCCGATCAAATCTTGCCCGGCACCGGCACGAAAAAAGGCGTAACGCCCCAGGCGCACGTTATAAAATCGCGCGTCGTGAGCGAGGCGATTGCCGACGGCGGTACGCCGGCGAGCGCCGATAGCATTGCGTTCATGCGCTTTTCATCGTGCATGATTTTCGGCGGGTCGGAGATCGGGTCGAATATCACCGGATTGCCGATCGACAAGAGATCGCGCGCGGTCGGCTCGCGAAACACGAGCGTTGTCACGGTTTGCCCATGCGCCTCGATCGGGCGCGTGAGCTCGCATGTATAGCCCGGCAATGGCGACGCCGGCTCGGGATCGGGGATCGGCGGCGCCGTTGCCTCGCGTGCTTTGATATCGGTCACATTGACGGCCATGTTGATGTTTCCTTATGCCGCGACCGCGACCTCGTCGCATTGCATACCCTCGAAGCGGACATGGAATTGCCCGTCGCGGGTATTGACGGTCGAGCGTTCCGCGCGCCAGGCGTTGCGGAGATAGTAAACCGTGCCGTTGGCCGCCTCGACCGTGATCGTCGAGTCGGTGATCGCGTCGATATCCTCGACGCTCGTGCCCTCCAACGTCGAGACGTCGCCGGCGACGTATGGGACGACCGGCAATTCGGAATAGCCGTGGACCGCGTCTTGCCCGGCGATCCCGGTCCTCTCGTAGCGTGACGGCATGACCTCAAGGTTGCCGCGCACGGCGAGTTGCTTGCCATCGACGGACCAATAGGCAACGCCCGCAAATCTATTTGACATGACTCAAGCTCCTTTCGGTTTTCAGTTAGGCCGCAAGCGCGAGCGGGAATTGGAGTCGGAATTGCGCCAAAACGGCAAAAAGTCGTAGCTGGTTAATTACGTCGCCCGGCCACAAAACATTGACGCGGTTCGGGTCGACGTCGTCGCGCTCGACGATCAACGCCGCCTTGAAGGCGTCGCCGTTTTCGACGAGGCCGTCGTATTCGCATTGGCGATATTCCGAGATCAATTCGCCTTTGAGAATGTTCGGCGTCACGATCGCCTGGCCGGGACCAAAACGAGTCCCGTTATTTGCTAATTTTACCCTGGGATATTTATTGGTGATGCTTTGCCGCATACGGCGGAAAAGCTCGGCCAAGGTCGCGAGCGTCGTCATGAGCTCGTAAGCGTTGTCGGGTTGGCCGAGCGTGTTCTTTTGATAGGTCGTTTGCTCACGCGCGAGCGCGGCGATCTCGCCGGCGTTGACCATTTGCACGGCCAGGCCGACGCCGGCGAGCGCGTTCAATTGCGTTTTGTTAAAGCGCAAATGTTTCGGCGCCGGCGTGATCCCGTCGAGCGTCAGGGTTTGCAACGGCCGCGCCGGGTCGATCGACAAGGCCCCGGCCGCGCGCGCACAATAGGCACCGATCCATTCATAGATCGGCGACGGCGAATCCGGCTCGATCGCCATGAGCGAAACGACGCCGGAATTATTGGTCGGCCCGTACGAAAAGAGGTTGGCGTAAGTGTCGCGCTTTGCGCCGATCACATGCCCGTAAACCTCGCGCAACCATCCCCAACGACCCGAGTCCGAGAATCCGTATTCGGTTTCCCAGGCGAGCAAGGTGCCGCTATCGTTGAAACCAAGGCCGACATATTCGTACGGCTCGTCGCCGAGGTTGGCGATCGCGGTCGTCCAGGTCGGGACGCCGACGCCGCTCGTGAGATTAAAGCCCGTCGCCGGCGTGACGGTGAATCCCGGCGGCAACATTTCGCCGCCGTTCGGCCCGAGGACGTTATAGTCGACGGCGATATCGTTGGCGGTGATCCCTTTCCATTTTGAGGTCAACGTAACGACGGCGCCGACGGCCGCCGCGGTGACCGGCAAGTCGAGCAAGGCATTGATCGCCGCCGCGATATTGGTCCCGACCGTGGCAATGGGATCGGCGGCCGCGACGCCGACCGATACCTTTTGGCCGGCGACATAAAGCGCGAGCTCGCCGGCTTGCGTCGCCGGCGTCGCGACCGTGATCGTGCCGGTTGCGGCAACGCCGGCCCCGGCTTCCGCGACCGGCAACAATAAAACGGGCGTCGACTTGTTGAGCAAGAAAAACTCGGCATACATGCGCGCGAGCGGCGAGCCCCGGCCGGCGAGATTGATCGCGTCGGCAACCGAGCCGCACGCGATCGGGATATCGGTCGGCGCAACGCCGCTTGCGATCTTGTAATCGACGAGCAACGCATATTTTTGGCTTGTCGGCGTACCCGCTTGCGAGGGATCGACCTCGATATAGACAAGCGGCAATTTCCATCCCGACGGAATAGAATTAAACGAGATCGGCATAGGTCGACTCCCTTGTTAGAATTGAAACGGCCCGCGCAAGCGGGCCGGTTGGTGCTTTACTTTTTCCGTTTGGCGGGCGGATCGTCGCCGTCGTCTTTTTCGGGCGCCGGATGCTCGGGCTCGCGCGCGCGTTGCGGGTCGCCGCTTCCTTCCGGTGGCACCTCGGTAATGTCGCCGTCGCGGATCAAGCGGAACGTATATTGATCCGCGGTCCAATACGCGCCGTCGGCCGGCAATGCGCCGTCAACCGGATGCGGCGGTACGCTTTCCCGATTTGGCGTTACGAATACCTTGCCCGGTCTTGCTTCGGTTAC